TTTTACATTGTTTATTGTTATACTGCGTGGAAAACGTATAATCTCTGCTATACTGTTATCCTCATTTATTAAAGCCCACATATTTTTCTCCTTTAGAAAGTGTTGCCAAATTTAATGCTAGGATTTCCCCAAGCCATTACAACATAAGTACCACCACTCCCATTAAATGTTGCGTTTGAGGTACGTAATTTAAATCCTGTACTAGTAAAATCAATAGATCTACCAGAAGTAGTATAAGCTGTACTAGCATCTTGTCTTAAAACTTTTTCTATTTGATTAAATGGTGTTCCTACGGCTGTATATTGCCCCCAATCATTAGTCCCACTAGATTTTTTAATCCATAAAATAGAAGGTCTAAAACCTAGATAGCATACACTTCCATCAGCAGAACCATTCCCAGTATAAGAAGTAAAAAGGCTATATCCTTCTATTGATTGAAAACAGTAGGCAATCATGTTAGCTGAACTTGCATTAGTATCAGCATTACTTCCTACTGAAAATACAGTTGATGTTGGTGCCGTATCATTCCAATATGTAGAATCATCTGATGCTCCAACACCTGAATTTAATAATAAATAATCTGTTTGAGGGTCAGAAGCTACTGATTTGTGATACACTGCCCAATCGTTAGCATTACTTCTGTCTTTTACTATCATAAAATCTACACCTGATAATCCATGACCGATAGTTGCATTGCTTCCTGAACCAGTCCACTGAACACAACTTATACCAGCATTAGTGTTTACTTGTACTGTAGAAGTTATTGAACCATTTGTATTACTAGATGTAGTTGCTCCGTTAATTCTCCATCCGACACCTAAATAGCTAACACTATTATCATTAGCATTACTTCCAGAAGTTCCAAACGTCCAACCATCAGAACCAAAAGCTGTTATAAATTGAGCATCAGAACTTTCTGCATTATTAAGATCAGCAAACATCATTTTACTACCACCCCTAGAGGAATCGTGGACTCTCCATGATTGTGAACTACTTGTTGATTTTAAAAAAAGTAAATCAGGTTTAAAACCTAGTCCAGTAATTGATTGTCCTGTTGTACCATTACCAGTGTAAGTAACAGCATTACATTGTTTAGTGGGGTTTTCTGTTTCTCCATCATCTCCAGATGGGTCTATTCCAGAACTAATTGTCATATCTTTTGCAGTCAGTCCTTTAAATCCTGAAGGTGGTGTGTAACTCCAACTATCGCTATCTGGTCTTAAAACTGCTGTAGTACCAGAACCTCCACCAACTGTTCTTGATACTGCTGGAAAAAAATAATGTCCTGATAAAGTTAGTCCACCACTTTCAGCCGATACATCTCCAACTACATCAGCATTATTTTTTTTAACATATAACTTATTGTTTTTAACAAACCAACCTAATATATCCCCATCAGCAAATGTTCCATAACTTGTATTAGTAGATGTTTCTATAAAAAATGCTCCACCATCATAGCTTCGCCACATCCAAGAACCAGAACGAGAATGTATTTGCCCAGCCAAAACTTGATTATGTCTGTCTTCTACAACAATACCCAAAGTTAAAGCACCACTTCCTGTTGCTGTTGCTACTGTTTCAAAGTAAAAACCATCTGTGTCAGTTACGATACCAGCTATAGTTCCTGTAGTTCTTGGGTCTGCACCTGTCATAACACAAGTTGTATTTCCTTCACTTAAAGTAGTTGTACCCCCACTACCTATATTAAGAGGATTCCAAACACATAAATTTCCTGTTGTTGACATAATTAATCCGTTGTAAAAGTTGGTGAAGATTTGCTCTGGTGATCTGTACCCATGTTATTAGCTACCCAATCTCTATTATTCCCTGAGCTGTCGTTACCAAGATCAGAAGCTGATTCAAATTTTAAATAAAAGTCTTTATTAGAAAGAGTGCTTACATCTTTTGGTATTAGTACACCATTTTTAGTTTCCGTAAATGAAGTTGGTGTTAACACTGCTGAACTAGAGCTATGGCTAATCATTATCATTTCTGCTAAATAACCATTAAAATATTGACTGCTACCTAATGTATATTTCCCTATAGTCATATTCTTAGAGTTTATTGCACCACCTGAGCCACCATCTAAAGAACCACTAGCTACTTGAGTTCCATTAACATATAAAGTAGATGTTCCATTATTATTATTCCAACACCCATGAGTCCAACCACTAGGGTCACGATACATTGCTGTAGTAGTAAAAACATTTGCAACTGTAGATGAACTTCTTATAGTATTATCGCTATTAGTTCTTAATCGTAATTCTAAATAATTATCACTGTTTCCAGTACCACTACCAGCACCCAAAATAGTTTGGTCTGTTGATATAGGGCTTGATTGCCACCACCAACTCAAAGTCCAATAATCGTTATTACCACTTGTATTGCCACTAGCTAAAGATAAATTTGAACTACTAGCTGAATTAAGCATAACCGATTGTTCTATGTGGTAAGAATAAAATCCAGTAGCACCAGTTACTGGTATTGCATTTTCATTTTGGAGAATACCCATTAAGCAAATACTGCTGAGTTAGTTAAGTAAGCATTTGTACCATCCGACAGATAAGAAATCAAATAAGTACCAGCACTTGATACTGTAGTAGCTAAGTTTGCATCTGCTTTACTGTTTGCGTGTAATGATACAGTATGCCCACCACTATTAATCAGTAATATATACCCAGATTGCCCATCAGCAAAGTTAGTAAATGTCAAGGTGAAATTGCCAGTAGGAGTACACTTAAAATTATTATTTGCGTTCATATCAAAACTACCGTCATTATCTACTGTCAAAGCATTTCTATTTACACCTGTAAATGTATTGGTTGTAGCTAATTGTGGTACTGTAGAATCTATAGCTACTGTTACTGTATCGGTATCTCCTACAACTGTATCTATACCTGTACCACCAGCTATATCTAAAGTATCACCACTACTTACAGTCTGGTTAGAGCCACTATCTCCAGTTAAGGTAAATGATGATGATACTGTGCTATCTATAAAATTAATAGTATTAGCTGATGTATCAACAACTGCAAATGAGATATCGTCTGAACCATCAAAAAATTTTATCTCTAAACTATTAGAACCTGAATTTGTAGTATCTAACCACATTGTTCCAGTTGTTGCACCACTAGGTCGAGATGTTCCTGAGTGCATGGAATTTAGTGCTGATAGCGAATTATTTAAATCACTCCTAAAGTTTGGAAATGATTGGTTTGCTATATTCATGTCATGTTGTGCCATATCTATTTATACTCCTTTTAAAATCCTTTTGCAATAAAATCAAATGTTTTTGATACACCAGAATTAGAACTGTTAAAAAATGCTACATCAAACCCAGTAATAGCTTTATTGCTCACAGTAAAATAATCTCCAGTTGCCATTCCTTGTGCCGTTACACCTACTGCATAATTAACAGTTTTAAATGGCTTTGTAAATGTAATTGATTTAGCAGTTGTTCCAGAAACAATATCATTATCACTAAATATTCTATCTTGCATATCAAGAGTTACTGTTACCTCTGATACTACAGGGGTTGATGCGTTATCTCTTGAGATTAATACAACTCTAAATTTAAAATATCTTGCTTCATATTCCCCTATAACAAATCCTCTAAAGTCAGTGAATGTAGAATTGTCATCACTAGTTGCAATCTCTAAATGAGCATTACAGTTTGCTGGGGCATCTCCATCAAAATTAGAACTAGAATCATCAAAATTTCCACTTCTATTATCAAATAAATCATCAGGATTATCTGAACTTTGCGTAAGTGATGCTGTTATTCTTATAGTATGTTTTGCACCTATATCTATAACATCTGCAAATTCATAATTACCACTAGAAAAAAAATCTGAATTACTAGCACCAGAATCAAAGAATCTATCTGCATTAGTATCAAAATCTCCACTAGCAGAATCGAATAATTCTGAACTATCTAATTCTATAGCATTATCTATTAAAATTGTGTTTGTAAATGTTCCTCCAAATGTTGGATGTTCTGATTGTGTTGCTACTGCATTAAAATTTAAAACACTTGTTACATTCGATATAATTGCAGTTGCGTTAGAACTAAAATTTCCTAGTTTATCTACTGCTTTAATTAAATATGTTCCTTGTCTTGCTGGAACAGATATTGAGGTTGCTGGTCTTGATATTTTTTCTACTAATGCTACTGAGTTTTGCCAATCAGCACTTCCGTCAGTTTCTTCAGAAAACCTTAAATTATAATATGCTAAATCTAAATCCGTTACAGCTTCCCATGATAAATGAGCTTCTTGCCCTGATATGTTACAAGAGAAGTCTGTTACATCTGAAGGTGGTGCTATTGCTCCTACTATTTTTCTTTGAGCAGATACATAGGTTGAACTTACTCCAGCAGTATTGACAGCTTTTACTCTTACATCATAGGTTTCTTGGTCAATAACATTTAACACTCTATGATTTAATCCAGAACCTTGTGCATAAATAATAAAATCTGAATCAGAACTTAATTTGTATTCTACTTGGTAGAAATCTATAAAATTATCAGGTGATGCTCCTATAGTAACATCTAATGCTACAATAACTGTACCATCATTATATTCTATTAGTTGGTCATCTAATGTAACACTAGCTGGTGGTTGTATAACAAAAGGGTTTGGCAATGTAGTGTTTGGAATACTTGCCACTTCTTGCTGTGTTCCGAAAGTATAAAAGCTATCTTGGTGTTCAGAGCATTGCAATGATATTGAATAATTACTATTTACATTCATGCCTTGAACTCTGAAAGGCTTTGCAGAAAAACTTGGTGTTGCATGAGTTATATTAACTATATCTCCTACTGCTAAATCTAAAGCAGTTCCATCAGCAATTAGGCTAATGTCTAAACTTGACCTAGACCTTCTTAAAATAATTTCAGCCATTTCCTGAGCCTGATATGGGCTAGTTAACATAGTAAAGTCGAACCTTCCCTCTAATAATAAACCACCATCTGCTGTTTTCATAGTTGCGTGTTGATCTGCACTTGCTAAACCAGTTTCATCTACTGGTGGGAATTGTACTGTGTCTGTTTGGTAATTTTTATCAGGATTTGTAAAAGTTACAATTACTCTATTATATCGTGAGTTTTTGTTTTTACTTTTTACCGATATACCCCCAATAATATTATCCTCTGTTAAAGTTATTGATGCCGAGCCACTTGTTTCCACTAAAATATTATATATACCCCCAGAGAAGTTTAAATAAGCCCTAGCACCTGATACAAATTTTTTAACATTATCTATAGCTTTCTTTGAAGTATCGACAACTGCATGGCTGTCCATTAAATCTATCTGACTAGCACCACTGTAAGGGGTGATATTTGCATCACACACATCAGATGCAGTTTGCCAGTCTGCAAAGTTACTATCAAAATAACTGTTAGCTATACCCATTCCAAATCGTTCATTCCTTAAATAGTCTAGTAATTGTAAAATAGGATTATCTGAATATTCCCATGTAGAACTTGTATCTGCTCTATGGCTACCACTTCCACCAGTTACAGTTCCATCTAGGTTAGGATTATAAACCTTTTTACCTTGAACTACTGCTTGAACTGTTGGTAATGAACCAAACTTGTCTTGATTCCACTCAAACCTCAAAGCCAAATAACATAGCCCTCTTAATCTATGGTTTGAAGTCCATGAACTCAATGTTGATAATAATGATGATGCAGTTTGACTATCACTTCCAAAATGAGGTTCACAAGTTATTAAACTTGCACCACTATAAAAGTTTGCATCTCCACTACCTACAGTAATTTGAGTATTATCTGCTATATCTCCTGACCAAGTTACCTCATTATCATTAATCAATATAGATGTAATATCATTTATTTCTCCTTCGCTTAGGATAATAGCCATATATAAATATTGGTTATCTGTTCCAGAGGTTTCTAAAAATACAACATTGCCACCGACTTTTCTTGTTCCATAAATAATAGGAATATGTGCATTAGCATTAAACTTATTTACTAAAGCACCATTATTAGTTTGGTCTGCTAAGTTATCTCCGTAATCTGGTATCTCTGGTTGTGGCATTATCCAACCAATGACATCTCCAATTACATCTCCTACGAAATCAACAGCTTTTTCACCAATACTTATTATTCTGTCAAAGAAACCCATTTATACTCTACCCCACTTTATATCCTTAACAGTTAGTGCAGAGAACTCCATTCCCTTGTCGCCACTAAATATTCTTTTTTGTGAATTATCTGTTGTAGTCCTTCCGTTTATTTTACTAAAGTTCCCCCAGTGTGATGTTACATTTAATGTAATAGTTGCAGTTGATGTACTATCTTTTATATTGTATTCATCTATTGTTCCAAAAAAAGATAAAAAAGGGTCTGATATTAAAGCTAAATTACTATCTAAAAACCCTCTATAAATATATACATCATCATTAATAATATTCTCATTTAATGCCACACTTATGTAAGTTTGATCGACACCTGATAAAATAATACTCAACGTATTTTTAGTTGGTACATTTGTTTCATTGATGTTAGATATGTTTTTTAAATGTCCATTTGATAAATAAGTTTTTGAACTTCCTGAAACGCTTGAAGTTATATTAAAACTTGCATCAGTTAAATATATTGGTGTACTAAAGCCTATTTCTATTAATAAAACTGGTCTTATTTTACCAGTTGCTAGTTCAGTTTTTACTGCACTTGTTAAACCTCTAGGCATTATAAACTCTCTATGACATCAAACTCATAAATAAATAATAAGTTTCCATCACCATCATTCTCTTTTGCTTCGAACTCTTGAACATCACTTGTTAGATGTACTTTAAATGGTACGGAATCATAAGTAACTCCACTATCATTTGTTAATGCAGTTCTTAATGGTGGCTCTATTGTTACTGTTGCTGAGTTACTGGAACTGGTTACATCTTCTATAACCATATAAACTTTATCATGTGCAAACTTTAATAAATCACCAGCCTTTAATCTACCAGCACCATCACTAGCAAAACCATCTATTGCTATAGTAGTATCTGTTGCAGAATGAGAACCATTGACTAGAAGTGTTCCAGTTTCATTTCCTTGAGCATTTAAATAGCTTGGCATATTTATAGTAAAATCTTCTTGCCTTGATCTTTGTTTCATTATAAAAGCCATAATAGGTGCAAAATCTGATCTTTTCATAGGTGGATAGCTTACTGTAAAGCTAAACCTTTGAGCTTGTATTTGCCTTCTAAAAGATTTGCCACTATCTGTTTCAGAAAATAAAGTTTTTTGATTGCTTTGTAGGTTAATTGCTTTAAACCTTGTATCTGGTAATGTACCACTCATATGATTGCCATTTTACCTTTTTCATTTACTGCACTATTTATTAAACTTACTAATGTACCTCTGCTATTTACTAATAATTCATCAAACCCTCTAGCATCTACTGTATTAATATTAAAGTTTACTGTTACTGGCTTGCTTCCCATTCCTAGCTTGTCATTTGGCACAATAGTTCCAGCTTGATCAGGGACAAATAATTCAGCACCTTTTTCTCCTACAATACTAGGTTGGTTAACTGGAGGTCTACCACCTTTAGCAAAACCTTTGTATTTAGTTTGAGCAATAGTTGCTATTTGAACAGCACCTAATCCACCTATTAATACTGCTAAAGGAATATTACCAACTGATAATGCTTTTGTTACACCAGCCGAAGTATTCATAACAGCTTGAGCCAGTTTTAATGCTTTATCAACTTTAAAAGCTGTCTTGTTACTTTGTGCTAATTGACTTATTAATTCTCTTCCAGTTTTTAAAGTTAAATCTTTTTGTTGTTGTATAGTTAATTTTTCTAATTGTAATTCGTTAAATTTACCAGTTTTCATTGCTTGAAGATTGTCCTCAAATAATTTTTCTCTAATTTTCTTTTCTTCTTCTGCTGTTTGTCTTGCTAATTCTAATTTTTCATCAGCACCTTTTTGAAGAACTTCTTTTTCCAAGGCAGTTAATTCTTCTATATGCTCTCTTGCCATTTCTAATTCTTTTGAGTTTGCTTCCATACCATCTAATATTTTGAGTTCCATCTGTTCTTTTAGTAACTCTTTTTGTTGTGCAATTAATTCTAATTCTTTTTTATTTTTATGCTCTATTAATTCCAATTCGGTCATCAAACTTTCTTTAATGCCTTCTATTATTGATTTATTTTTTTCTATTTGTTTAGTAACTGCGTCTAATTTACCAACTTGCTCAATACTTTTACCAACTGATACTACTGCTGTACCCAAGCTCTCTACAGAATCACTTGCTTGTTCTGTTACATCTTTAATTACTCCAGTAAAAACTAAAAAGTTTTTTACTTGATTTACTACAAAACCTATTACTTTCCCTACTGTTTCAAATGCTACAATAACTCCAGTTACTAAAAGATTTACTAATTTTGCAAGTCCTACAAAAAGAGGTTCTAAAAATTCTAACAACCTTGCTAAATTATTTGTAAGTCTTGTTACTGCTGGTGATACTTCTTGCCCTATGTTATTTTTAACACCATCTAAAGCAATACCAAAATTTGAAAATGAAACTGAAAGATTATCTAATTTTTGCTCAGTAGCACCAGCAAATGTTTTTGATAATCCTTTTTGCAAAGCATTTAGAATAATGGTTGCACCATCTGTAGTTTGTCCAAACTCACTTAATTCAAGTCTAGTTTTTCCTATTTCTTGTTCAAGAATTTTAAAAACTGGGACACCTCTATCAGCAATTTGATTTAATTCTTCTAAACCTAAACCACCTTGCACACCTCTTGAAAATACTCTTGTTAATGCTTCTAAACTTCCTAATTGTTCTGTGGTTACTGATGCTGTATCTGTAAATGTTCTAAATAATTTTTCTGTAGGTTCAATACCACTTGCTTTCAGTGTAATAAATGATCTTGTTAACTCTTGCACACTAAATTGCGACTTAGTAGCAAAATCAGATATAAATTCAAATGCTTTTCCTCCAGATTGGGCAGAACCAGTTACAGAATTTAATGAATCTCTTAAATCTTCAAATTCTGCTGTGGTTTGTAAAATAGAACGACCAGCAAGTACAGCACCTATACCAACAATTGCATTTTTAAGACTAAAAAAAGAACCTTTTAAACGGTCTACACCTTTAGTAGCAGATTGCATAGCTTGACGTGTCTTGTCTTTAGCTATGATGTCTA